TCGGTCACCGGTTTCACTGCCGCGTTAAAGGCGGCGTTGATCATCGACTTTCCGACGACCCCCAGCGCATCCGACAGGTTCATCCCATCGAGGATCACGCCGTCGATCGCCTTGCGCAGACCGCCCGAAAGTGTCGTGCCCAGCGAACGTGCCTGATCGCCTGTCGCGGCAAACGTCTGGTGTATCCGCTTGAGTTCGCTGTCGAACCCGGCCGCCAACGCGCCCGCCGAGCCCAGCGATTGCGCCAGTGCGTCGACCTGCATATCGAGATCGTCCAATCCGTCCAGTTCCGCCATCACTCCGTTCCTTTCTCATCGTCCGGGAAGGCCGCGATCAGCTGATCCAGCCGGTCCCGGGTCAGCGCGCCACCGCCGCCGCCCACACCCAGCATCAGCATCAACTCGACCGGGGTCAGCGCCCAGAATGCCGCCGGTGTCAGCCCCAGCCCGCGCAGGCCCGCGGCCATCAGTTTGGGCCAGTTGATCCGGCTCACCTCTCCTGTGCCTCCGGCAGCATGAAGGCCCGCGCCAGAAGCTCGGCCGCCGCGCGCGCCGCGCCCATCGGCCCGCCGGCAATCTCGGCCCGCACCAGATCGCGCGGCCCGCCCTGCCAGCCACCGCCCCGCAGCCCGGCCACGATCAGCGCCAGCACGTCGCGGCTTGAAAACCGCCCCGCCTCGAACCGCGCCACCAGATCGACCAGCGCTCCTTCCTCCAGCGCCTCTTCCAGCTCGGCCAAGGCGCCCAGTGTCAGCTTGAGCACCTGCGCCTCGCCATCGATCACCAGCGTGACCTCGCCCCGCCACGGATTGCCCATGGCTCAGAGCGCCACGAAGGTCAGCGCGCCAGCCGAGGCAAGCGAAAGTTCATATGTGGCCTCGCCGTCATGGCTGCCGGCATATTCCAGGCTGGTCACCTGAAAGGGCCCTTCGACGGTGCCGAAATCCGGGATTATGACCTGAAAATTCGGCACCTCGCCGTCAAAGAAGATCTGCCGCGCGCGTTCGTCGGTGCTGTCGTCCTTGAAGATGCCGGCGCCCGAGATCGCCGCGCTTTTCACCCCGGCACCTCCCAGCAGCTCGCGCCAGCCCCCGGCGCTTTCCAGCGAGGTCACATCGACCGGTTCCGCATTGAAGCTGATCCGCGAGGCACGCAGGCCCACCATGGTTTCGAATTGCCCAGCGCCGCTGAGATCGACCTTGATCAAAAGGTCCTTGCCGTTTTGAGCCGCCATATCGCGTCCTCCGATAAAGAATGTCAGTTGTCTTCCACCCGGGCGCGAAAGATCATGTCGATCCGCCGCGTGCCGTCGCTTCGGTCCAGCGTCGCCTTGGCCTGTCGGAACCAGAGGCCGACAAGACGCCCGCGGCTCAACGCCGGCGGCACAGCGTCCAGCGCATCGCTCACCGCCGCCGCCGCCTCCTTGGCCTGCTGAAAGCCCTGGGCGTCAGAGATCACCGAAATCCGCAGATCATGCGCCGCCCCCCGGCCCGTCATGTCCGACCGGTCGCGCGCCGTTTCGGCGCCCAGCGTCACATAGATCGCGGGCAGCGTCCCCGCCGGCACCGCATCATAGACCGCCGTCCCGACGATCGCGCCCAGCGCCGTATCGCCAGAGAGCTGGCTGTACACCGCCGCCTGCAAGGCGGCCGCCACCGCATAGCTCATGCCGCCACCTCCTCTTCGGCAAAACACGTGAGATACCGGGCATCGGCGCCCTTCTCTGCCACCGCCTCGATCCGCCAACTCCGTGTTCCCTCGCGAAACCGCTGGCCTGCCACCGGCCGTTGCGGATCGCCCACCGGCGCGGCCCGCACCACGATGCGATAGCCGGTCAGAGAGCTGGGCCCCGCCTCACCCCGGGCAAATCGTCCGCTGCGGGCGGTGATTTCCGCCCAGAGCGTGCCCTGCGGCAGCCAAAGCCGGTCAAACCCGCCGGCGCCGTCCGGCACATCCTGCGGCGCCTCGAGCACCAGCGCCCGATTGATCCGCGGCGCGCTCATCCCAGGCCCCCTGCGACGAAACCTGCCCGCATCATCCGGTAGCGTTCGATCAGCGTGGTCACGCCAAACGGCATGCAGCCCTGCCCCAGCGCCGTCTCGTCGCGGTATTCGTAGTAATGCGCCGCCAGCAGCATCACCGCCTGCCCCAGATCGGCCGGAAGCCCGGCCCAGTCCGGCGCATATCCCGCACTGAAGGCCACGGCCGCGCTGCCCCCTGCCGGGATCACCGGCAGACAGTTCCCGGTGGCGCGCAGCTGCGGCGCCTGGGCATCGGGGCGCAGCCGGTAATCGCCCGGGTCCACCACCTCCGCCGTGCCCGCTGCATCGGTGATCGTGACCGAACTCACCGCCGTCACCGGCGCCACCGGAAGGCGCTGGGCCGCCGTTTCTCGCCAACGCTCCACCGTATAGGTGAACGGCCGCAGGATCAGCGCCTTGCCGGTGCGCGCCTCGATCGCCGCGATTGCCGCGCGCAGAAAGCTTGCCAGCACCGCATCCTTCACGCCTGCCCCGGCAAAGCCGCTGCCCAGCCGCAGATGCGCCTTGAATTCCTCGACCGGAAGCGCCGCCAGGGGCACATTGGTCTCTTCTACCAACATCATTTCGGTAACTCCGTCTTCGGCCCCCACGGCCCCATGCTTTCCCGCCGTCCGGTTTCAGGCGCGCGCCACCCACGTTGCTCGAACGGAGGGGAGCAGCCAGACAACGCCGGTCAACCGACGCGCGCCCGCCGAAGGGCCTCGCCCCCCGGCCTCACCGCCCCGGATTACGAGACGGCGAAGCGCAGCACCTTGATCGCGGCAAAGTCGCTCACGTCCCCACCCACGCGTTTGGTGGCGTAGAACAGCACGTTCGGCTTGGCGCTGAAGGGGTCGCGCAGCACCCGCAGATCGGGACGCTCGGCCACGGTATAGCCCGCCGCAAAATCACCAAAGGCGATGGAATCGGAGCCGCTGGCAATGTCCGGCATGTCCTCGGCGATCAGCACCGGATAGCCCAGCAGCCGCGCCGGCTCGCCCGCCGCAAGACCGTCCGACCACAGGAAGCGCCCGTCACCATCCTTGAGCTTGCGCACCTCGCCGGCGGTTTTCGAGTTCATCACGAAGGTGCCATTGGCGCGGTACTCCGCCCCCAGCGCATAAACCAGGTCGATGATCGCATCGCCATTGCCCAGCGCGCTGTCGAGACCGGTCGGCACATAGCCGATATTGCCCCAGGCCCAGATGTCATTGTCCACCACCGGATGGGTCAGAAAGCCGGTCGGCTTGTCGATGCCGTCACCGCTGACAAAGGCCGCCGCCTCGGCGCGGGCAAATTTCTCGGCGATGCGCCCGGCCAGCCAGCTCTCGATGTCAAAGGCCGCATCGTCCAACAGCCGCTGAGACGCCTTGGGCAGTGCCGAGAGCTCATGCAGCGGAATGGTGATCCGGTCGATGGTCGGCGTACCGGTCTCGGCGCTCGCCGCGGTCTCGCTGGCCCAGCCGGCGCCCAGATCGGTGGTATCGACCAGCACGTCATAAGAGGTCGCTTCGACATTCACCACGCTGGCCACCGCCCGGATCGACGCGCCGGAATGCAGCACCGACTTGATGGTCTCCGACATTTGCGGACCGACCAGATAGCCGCCATCAGAATTCACCGCGGTCGACATGCTCTTCTGGTCCAGCTCCAGCCCGCGCAGCCCGTCGTCATCACCCGAGCGCAGATAGGCGTCAAAAGCCTTCTGATGCGGTGCGTCGTAATCGGTCGCGGCAAGCGCCGGGCGGGCCGCAGCAAGGGTCTTGCGTTCAAACATGGTCATTTTCTCTTCCTGCTTCTGAACTCTGGTTTCGATCTCGGCCCGAAAGGCCTTCAACTCGGTGACAAAGCCGCCAACCGCGGTCTTCATCTCCTGCGCCGGGGACAAAGGATCCCCGCCCGCTGCCTCTGCATCGGTCATTTCCATCCGCTTCTCCTGTTGTCCCGCGCTAGCTGTTGCGCGCGATCTCCTGGCGCGCCGCCTCGAAAACCGCGGCCAATTCCCGCAAGGTGTCGTCCGGGCGCTCGCCCTTGGCCGCCACCCGCGCACTGGGCAGCATCGGAAAGGTCACCAGCGACACCTCCCAAAGCTCCAGTTCCTGCAAGAGCCTCTTGCCCTTGTTGGGGCCCCTGTCCGATGTCACCGCTTTCCGGGTGCGATAGCCGATCGACAGCCCGTCGATCGCCCCTGCCGCCAAAAGCGCTGCCGCCTCGCGTCCCTTCGCAACCGTCTCCAGAATGCGCCCCTTGACGAAAAGCCCGCGCCCATCCTCGCGCACCTCGTCCCAAACGCCGATCGGCTGCGCCGGGTCATGCTGCCAGAGCATCCGCACCTGCCGCCGCTCCGCCGTCAGCCGCTTCAAAGAGGCCGCATAGGCCCCTTCGGCCACCACATCTCCGCCCTGATCGCAGGCTCCGAACAGGCTCGCATAGCCCTCGATCACCTGCCCGTCGGTCACGCTCAACCCGGTGTCGAACCGCGCAAATTTCGTCTCTAGATCCATATCCGTCTCCACATGTGCCGCCGTCGCAAGCCGCGCTCCGGTGGCCGGGCTTTCGTCCG